ACAACGCACCAACAGTATTTAACACATCATTTGCAGCCACAGATGTAACATCAGCAGGGAGTGGAGAAGTTAGCACTGCTGTTACAGGAGCAAAGTTTGTAGTAGTATTTAAAGACCACATGTTTTATGCAGGTATGTCAAGCACACCACAAGAAGTAGTTTTTAGTGTGCCATTTGATGAAGACAACTTTGCAACAGGCAGTGGGGCAGGAAGTTTTAAAGTAGACGATACTATTACAGGTCTTAAAGTCTTTCGTGAAGACTTGTTTGTATTTTGTGAAAATAGAATATTTAAACTATCAGGTACGTCTTCAAGTAACTTTGCTGTAGCACCTGTTACTAGAGATATTGGGTGTGTAAATGGGCAGACAATACAAGAATTTGCAGGTGATCTAATATTCTTGGCAGCTGACGGTTTAAGAACTGTTGCAGGTACAGCAAGAATTGGTGACGTTGAATTAGGAACAATTAGCATACCTGTGCAATCATTCTTTAACGAAAATATAGTAAATGCTAGTAATTTTGTTTCATTAGTTGTACCAAACAAAACTCAATATAGATTGTTTTTTACTAAAACAGGAACTGCTCAAGCATCAACAGAGGGTGTTTTATGTTCACTGAGAGGACAACAGTTTGAGTTTGCAAAATTAAAAGGTATAAGACCAACAGCAACAGACACCGTTCCTTCTACTTCAACATCTGCACCTCCTTCAATAGTAATACATGGTGGAGAAGGTGGTTACATTTATAGACAAGAAATAGGAAATGACTTTGACGGCACTGCTATAGATGGTAAGTATAGAAGTCCAGATTTAAGTTTTGGCGATGTAGGAACACGCAAACACATGCACCGTGTTCTTGTGAGTTATAAACCTGAAGCTGCTATAAATGCAGATTTGTTTCTTAGGTACGACTATGAAGACCCTGATGCACCAAGACCTGCAGCATATTCTTTAGCAGCTAGTGATATTGTTGCTGTGTATGGAACAGGTGTATATGGAACTTCAACATATGGTGGACAGTCTGAACCTTTATTACGGCAATCCGTAGAGGGATCAGGATTTACAGTAGCACTTAGAGTAAATGATAATGGTGTGACAGCACCGTATGCTTTAAGAGGATTTCAAATGGAATATCAAACAGGAGCTAGAAGATAAATGGGAGCAACATACACAAGACAGTCTACGTATAGTGACGGTGATGTTATCACGGCTGCCCATACTAATGACGAGTTTAATCAGTTATTAGCAGCCTTTCAAGCAAGCACTGGACATACACATGATGGCACTGCTAACGAAGGTGGTCCTATAACTAAGATGCTTGGTACATCTCTTACACTTGGAGATGGCACAGCAGGTACAGATATTACCGTAACCTTTGACGGTGAGACAAATGACGGTGTACTCAAGTGGATGGAAGATGAAGACTACTTTGAGTTCTCTGATGATATACTTGTAGCATCCACAGAAAAAATACAGTTTGGTGATACTGCTACGTTTCTACAGCAATCTTCTGATGGTGTATTAAGAATAGATGGTGAAGCAACAATAGACCTAAATGCTTCAACTGCAGTCACAGTAAGCAATGACCTTAAACTAGACAGCGACTCTGCTGTTCTAGGTTTTGGTGCTGATAATGATGTTACACTTACACATGTAGCAGATACAGCCCTATTATTAAATAGCTCAAGACAACTACAGTTTGGAGACAGTGGCACATATATACATCAATCAGCAGACGGTGTATTAGACTTAGTATCTGACACTGAAATAGAAATAAATGCAACAACCATAGATATAAACGGTGCTGTAGATGTTTCAGGTAATCTTACTGTTGGTGGTAATATTGTAATAGGTAGTGCTGATATAAGTGAAGCAGAGTTAGAAGTATTAGACGGACTTACTGTTACAACAGCAGAAGTAAATATAATGGATGGTGATACATCCATAGGAACAACTGCTGTATCAGACGGACATGGTATCGTAATGAATCATGGTGGCACTATGGCACAAACTACTGTGCAAACTTTAGCTGCCTATCTTGACGATGAAATAACAGCAATGCCTAACCTTGTGTCTACAGGTGCGTTAGATAGTGGGTCTATAACAAGTGGCTTTGGTGCAATAGATATTGGCTCTAGTGCATTATCTACTACAGGCTCTGTAACATTAGGTGCAACATCTTTTGGTGATAACGATATCACAAACGTAGGTAGTATACAATTAGACAGCATCGCAGGAGATGCAGATACAAATACAAGTATAGCATTCTCAGGTTCTGATGTCATAACAGTGACAACAGGTGGCACTACTGCTATGACTATAGATGCGAGTCAAAACGTAGCTATAGCAGGTGATTTAACAATAACAGGTGATGACCTTACTATGGGTACAAACACTAGTGGTCACATCATGGTTGCTGACGGAGCTAATTTTAACCCTGTAGCTGTATCAGGTGACGTAACTATATCATCTGCAGGTGCAGTAACAATAGCTAACGATGCTGTTGAAACTGCAATGGTAAATGCAAATGTTATTAGTGGTCAGTCTGAACTAAACTCTGCAGGAGTAGATATAACAAATGATGATTTACTTATACATGATAATGATGCAGGTGCATTAAAGAAAGTATCTGTAACAAATCTTATATCTTCTGCAGGTGGTTTAACAGAAGTCGTAGCAGACACATCTCCACAGTTAGGTGGAGACTTAGATGCACAGGGCAAGGATTTAGAAGATGTAGGAGTAAGCTCTGCTGACTCACATGTAGGTATATACGGAAGTTCTTCATCGCCTGTAGAATTTACAGTTACAGTAGGAACTAAGACAGCAGCACATCCTTATCATGGAGATGGAAGTAGTAATGCTTACTTTATAAATGGTGTTGAGTCACCTGCTTTGACATTACATGGTGTTGATAATGTAACATCTAATTCAGAATATTATTATAGATTTACTCTTAGTTCAAGTGATATGTCAAGTCATCCATTTAGACTTTACTTGGATGCAGATAAAACTACAGCGTATACAACAGGGGTCACAACAACTAGCACATATTTACAAATAGCAGTAAATGAAGACACACCAAGTATATTATATTATCAGTGTTCATCACACGCATACATGGGTAATCACGCTATCGTGCTTGGTTCTAATAAGATAAATCACACAGAAGCTCTAATTAGTTTTCCAACAACAACAGGCACATTAGTAGGTTCAGGTGATACAGGCACTGTAACAAACGACATGTTGGCAGGAAGTATTGCAGCATCTAAACTAGCAGGTAGTATTGGAGATAGCAAACTTAGCACTATAAGCACAGCAGGTAAAGTTGAGCTAGGTGCTTTAGACATTGATGGTGCAAGTGATATTGGTGCTGACCTAGCAGATGCTGACTTAATTATTGTCGATGATGGTGCAGGTGGCACAGAAGTAAAATCAGAACTAACAAGAGTAAAGAAATATATTTACTCAGCTATGTCAGGTGATGCAACTGCAAGTGATGCAGGAGCTTTAACAATAGCAAATGACGCTGTTGAGAGTGGTATGTTAAACGATAACATTATCTCAGGTCAAACAGAACTTGCGTCTGGTTTGGCAACAACAGATGAGTTATTAGTGAGTGACGCAGGTACAATTAAAAGAATGGATATGAGTGTGGTATCCACATTTATGACATCAGAGGGTTTTTCTAAAGAAGACCCGACAGCTTTGGCGATTGCCCTTGGATAGTTAAAAGGAGGACTAAATATGGCAGATGACGCAATAGCAACTATTCAGGCAACCGTATTACCTGATGAGATTGCAAAAACATTTTCAGCAACAACAACTGTAACACCTGCTGATGCTAACGACAAATGGTATTACAAATTAACAAGTGTATCTAACTCAAGCACAGACTTGATTGCAGGATACTACACTGACTACACAGCCGTAGATGATGATACAGCACCAACTGCAGTAGCGACTGGTGATAAAGTAAAGTTTTTATTCATTAAGAATGTGGACACAAATAGTAGGAGCATCTACGTAGTGTTTGATGCAGGGACAGCATCTTCTTCAGCAACAGATGGTGTAACTATAGGACCTAACGAAGCATTTGCAGCAAGGTTGCCAAACGCTACTGTAGCTGACATTCATGCCATATCATCTGCTTCAACAGCAGAAGTTGTTGTGTGTGCATTGTTAGATGATGTAGGTTAAGGGGAGAAGTAGATGGCTAACACATTCAAAAACAAAGTGTTTGACGGTTCAAATACATCTGCTAATGCCCTTATGGGTGTATACACTGTACCGTCATCCACTACAACAGTTGTTATTGGTTTGACGTTAGCCAACACTACATCAAGCCAAGTAACAGCCGACATCAAACTTAATGCTTCCTCTAACGTGTTCTTGGCAAAGGACATACCTATACCTGCAGGAAGTTCGTTTGAATATATGGGTGGCAACAAGATTATTATGGAAGCAGGGCATACATTAAGCGTATCCTCTAATACAGCAAATAGTCTTGATACTGTAGCAAGTATAATGGAGATAACCTAATGCCTTATATTGGAAGCCAAGTAGGTTCTAGCTTTTCCTCAAGACCTGCAACGCAGGAGTTCAACGGAGATGGCTCTACAACGGTCTTTACATTAAACCAGACTGTTACTCAAGAAGACATCGTAGTGAGTGTTGACGGTGTAATACAGGAGAGTGTAGACGCATTTACAGTGCCTAATGGTACAAACCTTACGTTTACTGCAGCACCGTCAAGTGGCACAGGTAATATCTTTGTGATATACCTTGGAGCTACAGACACAAGTATTACCATACCTGCACAGAACAAAGGTACATTTAAGAACGGTGGTATGTTTAGAATCAACTCACAAACTGTAGATGTAGACACAACAATAGAAGCTACAGAAAATGCCACAGCCACAGGACCTTTGACAGTATCTTCTGGCATAACCATCACAGTAAACTCAGGAGGTAACTTAGCAATAATATGAGCAATCTTCTAGTACAAAATATAAAGCATACAAATGGCACTACTGCTCAGACTATTGATAGTAGTGGAAGAGTTTTAACTCCTGCACGACCTGCTTTTAGAGCAAGGCTAGATGGTCCATCAAGCAATGCTACAGGCACAAATGGAACTATTGTATTTAACAATGAGGATTTTGATATTGGTGGAAATTACAACACATCAGACGGACTATTTACCGCCCCAATAGCAGGTGTATATCAATTTATGTTTAGAATGTTAGCTGCAACAGATTCCTCTGGGTCAATAAATAGTGCAAATGATACTATATATGCTGACTTTTATAAGAATGGAACTGCTAATGAAAACATAGTGCCGGGAGCAAGAGAGATACATCAACAAGCAGGGGGTAACCATTATGTAAGTTTAGGCATGACCTCGCTTATACAACTGTCTGCTAGTGACAATGTTAGAGTTATTGTAGGAAGTGAGTTTGCTTATGCTGATGCAACAGATGCTTATGACCCATGTTTTCAGGGATTTTTAATAGGATAAAAATATGACAGCAGAAATGAAAAAGCTTAGAGAAACAAGAAATCAAATGTTAACAGACAGCGATTGGACAGCTATGCCTGATAGCCCTCTATCTGACAGCAAGAAGGATGAATGGAAAACATACAGACAAGCTTTAAGAGACTTGACAAAAACAGCAAAACCTAAAGTTACAAATACAGGTCCTGCAATGTTACTTGACTTGTCATCTGTAACCTTCCCAACAAAACCGTCATAGGATAAACAATGAGTACATTAAGAGTAGACAATATACAAGGACAGACATCAGGTACGGATAGGTATGTGGTGCAGGTTGTAGAGGGAAGTATTACTTCAAGAATATCTACGACATCTACAAGTCTCACTACAACTGGATTGGAAACAACAATCACACCTTCCTCTACTTCTAACAAGATTTTAATTTCTGTAGCTCTTAATGGTGTTCTAAGTCCAGAAACAGATTATGTGGTTTTTCATATATACAAAGATGATGCAAACCATCATTCTATTTCTACAAATGTTGGGCAAAATGGTGAGAGTGACTCAAGTAGCGTGGTACATTTTTATTTAGACTCTCCTTCTACAACAAGTGCTACAAAGTATACTGTTTATTACAGAAGTGGCAATGGAGGTACTATACAGGTTAATAACTATGGCATAGGAGGAGATGGAAGCACAAGGAGTACAATTTTGTTACAGGAGATTGCCCAATGAGTACACTAACCGTAGACACAATTCAGGGTAAAACTACAGCAGGAACAGTGGCTATGCCAGCAGGTCATGTGGTTCAATTTGTAAACTCAAATGCCAATGCAGCTATCGTAACAACTTCAACATCTGATGTTGACACAGGAATAACGTTAAGTATTACTCCTAAATTTAGCACAAGCAAATTATGGATTTTGTTTTCAGGCAGATTATACATCAATCAACATTCTAGTGAATATGTATTGTATATAAAAAATGGAAGTACAACGATTGGTGGAGGAGCTACGTTATTTAGTGGATCAAGTGGAGATAGAATGGCTGAAACTTGTAACATTCAATGTTTTCATAGTCCAAATTCTACATCTCAACAAACATATAAAGTAACACATAGAGTGTCTGCAGGTGAAGGTCATATTATGCCAAACAGCCACCCTAATGATGTGGGAGCAAATTTTGTAATATTAGAAATAGCACAATAGGAGAAAACAAATGACGATAATAGCTATGCATTTAACTAACAAAGGAGAAAACAAATGACAACAATAGCAAACGCATTAACTAGTTTAGGAGTAAACGAGTGGGTTCTTAGAGGAGAACCTACAACGGAAGCAGAGTTTGCT